CTGCATTCACTAATTACGCATCATACGCAGATGAGAGGAATGGCTTCAACATACGTAATACAGGCTTTGATACAAAAGCAGAGACTATGTGGAAGAGAGAACAGGAAGTCGCAAAGTGGATTTCTTCACCTCAATTCAAGTCATTATTGGTAGCATAATGAAGGTTGAAGAGTTACTCAACGAGTATTATATATCCTTTGAATACAATAACTTACGAGCAGAAACTAAAGCACAATATAAGTATTTTCTTAGTGTAGCTATGGATACAAATGTTGGTACTACTCGCACTTTGGGTAGTATCAACTTATCTGATATCACTACTAAGAATGCTAAGATGTGTTACGAAAAATGGTGTGAAAAAGGCATACACATGGCGAATCATGTCATGTCTGTGTCTAGGGTGCTAATTAATTATGCTATTCAAATGGAGTATTGTAACTCTAATCCTTTTTCAAATGTAAAAAAGAGGACACCTGAACAGAGAAGAGTTGTTTGGCAAAAAGAAGATGTTAAAAAGTTTTTAGATCATGCATATTCTGACTTCAGATACAGAAGTATAGGTCTGATTGTGCATATGGCATATGAATGGTGTCAAAGATTAGGTGACATGAGGACACTAGAATGGGATAATATACACTGGGAAGATAAGCAGTTACACCTTGAACAAAGTAAGCGTAGAGCAGAGGTATTTTTACCAATTTCAGAGGACTTATTAGGCATGTTAGAAGATCAACACCAAGACTTTGGTTTTCAAAGGTACGTAGCACCTCATCCTAGCCCCATACAGGGTGTGTTTAGACCCTATCCCTTAGAGCGACTATCTAAAAATGGAAGGGCTATCATGCGTGAGGCCATGTTACCTGAGACACTACGATTAATGGACTTGAGAAGGACAGGAGTTACACAAATGGTGGACGCAGGAGTACCATTGCCACAAGTAATGGCAGTTACAGGACATACACATGTGTCTTCTGTGCAACCATATATGAAACATACATATCTAAGTGCAAATAATGCCTTGACACAGAGAACAGATAGTTTAAAATCTACGAAGTAGTAACAAAGAAAGTGATACACTATGAATGTAAATAATTATATAAATGATTTATCACTTACAGTGGGAGAAAGTGTAAGAGTTAAATGTCCTTCTTGTAATAGGAGAGAGTTCTCAGTTACAAATGACATGGGTACTGTATTGTATAGGTGTTATAGGAATAGCTGTAACTTACACAAAGGTGGAAGAATAAAGGTACAACTAAGTAAGAATGATATACGTGAATACTTTAGTCGTACAACTAGAGAAGTAAAAGAAATACAATTTAGTAAGCCCGAATGGTTAGTAAAAGATAATCTATCTATAGAACCATTCTGTACTGAGTGGGATTTAGATCCTGATGAGTTGGGTTTGTTGTATGATGTAAAGGAGAATCGTGTCGTATTTCCTGTGGTTAAATCAGGTGTGATGGTTGATGCTAGTGGCAGAAGTATCACACGTAGACTACCAAAATGGAAACGATATGGTAAAAGCGACTTGCCTTATAGTCATGGTAATGGTAAAGTCGCTGTAGTTGTTGAGGACTGTATAAGTGCTGCATTTGTAGGTGGTGGTGTATATGTCGGGGTCGCTGTGTTGGGTACATCACTATCCGAAGGACACAAGAGGTTCTTATCACAGTTCTCAACAGCAATTATAGCTCTTGACCCTGACGCACTACCAAAGACGCTACAATTTACAAAAGAATTACGAGGCTATGTAGATAATGTACGTGCCTTACGACTAACTGACGATCTAAAATATAGAAACTCTAACGACATTGAAAAACTAACAGCATTAGGAGTATAAAATGGAACTATCTTTAATACGTAGCCTCATGGACAGAGGCTTTTATGATGATCATCGTGGCGCACGTTGCCCAGATCGTTTGTTCAGTAAAGATGTACGCAAAATTAAACATACCATAGATGCAGCTATGGAGAGATACGAGCGAACTGTAACACCTGCTGAAGTTGAGGCATTGTTTATGTCAAATAATGCACAGTTAACAACAGCACAAAAGAATGCTTACAGTTCGTTGTTTAACCAAGTCAAGAAAGAATCACCTATGGGTGGCGATGTGGCACAGGAAGTGTTGTCTAAACTGTTTCAACAAGTAGTTGGAGAAGACATAGCCAACATTGGTTTTGAAATGGTCAATGGTAGTATGTATAATCTTGAGCCAATCCGAAATATACTTGAACAGTATGGTGATGACTTTACGCCTGACCTAAACATTGAGTGGGATGACATGGATATTGAAACATTACTTGCCAAGAATGATCTGGAAGCACAATGGACATTCAACATACCAACACTTACACGTAAGATAGAAGGTGTGAATGAAGGACACTTGATTGAGATAGGTGCGAGACCTAATACAGGTAAGACATCTTTTCATGCGAGTTTGGTGGCAGGGCCAAATGGTTTTGCACAGCAAGGAGCCAAGTGTATTGTGTTGTGTAACGAAGAAGGTACACATCGTGTTGGTGCTAGATACCTCACAGCAGCTACAGGTATGACGATGCAGGAAGTCAAGAATAATCCAAGTAAGGCCAGAGATACATATCAACACATTAGTGATAACATAAAAGTAAAAGATGCAACAGGACGAGACATGGCATGGGTAGAAAGCTTATGTAAGTCATACAAACCTGATATAGTTATACTAGACATGGGTGATAAGTTTGCTAGAACACAAGGCTTTGCCAGAGCAGATGAAGCACTCAAGGCAAATGCAATACATGCGCGACAGATAGCCAAGCAACATAGTTGTGCTATCTTTTATATGTCACAGCTATCTGCTGATGCAGAGAACAAGGTTGTATTGAATCAGGCTATGATGGAAGGATCACGTACAGGTAAAGCTGCTGAAGCTGACCTAATGATACTCATAGCAAAGAATCCACCTGTAGAAGGTCAGGAAGAAGAGGATACACAGCGTCACTTAAACGTAGTAAAGAATAAACTATCAGGGTGGCATGGTATAGTTCATTGTGAACTGAACTACAGGACAGCAAGGTACGAAGTATGAGTCAGGGTGAGTTGTTTGACTTAGAAATTGTCCAAGAGATTAATGAGGATGGTTATGTATGTATAAAATGTGACATAAGACAGCCACTCAGTAACTTTCAACAAATGAGTTATAAGAATACAGAAAATGCAGAAGTAAAGAGAACATGTAAATCATGTAGTTCTGGGCATAGGCGAGTAATTGCTGACCTAAGAAAGAAAAATATATATCCACAGGATAAAGACTATGCATGTCCTATTTGTACAAGAAAGATAGATGAGGTTAATAAATACAATCAAAAACTTTTAGGTACATGGGTATTAGATCATTGTCACGATACAGATACATTTCGTGGATACATATGTAAGCACTGCAACGATGGTTTAGGTGGATTTAAAGATGACTTGACAACCATAAAGAATGCTGTTAAGTATATGGAAAGACATGAGGAGAAGTTAAATGATGTTAAAATCACCAATGATTAAGTACTACGTTGAGTATGAGATCAATGCCGAACACGATACAGAAAGTATAACTCTCTTTGCACATGGTCCACAAATGGTAAGAGACATACTAGATAGCTACATAGTAGTAAAGATAAAGGAAATGAAATGAAAGTTGTAACAGTTTTAGATGTAGAAAATACTACTATTAAACGTAACAATAAACTTATGCTTGATCCTTTTGAAGCAGAAAACTCATTAACTATGGTAGGCATGTTAAATCACTCTGGAGAAAAGATTATTACGTTTGATCACAGTGAGCAACAACCTACCACTGAGGGTGGAAGTATTGTCCAGAACATTCTGGATGATACCCACCTTTTGGTGATGCAGAATGCAATACACGACTTAACATGGTTATGGGAATCAGGTTTTAACTACACTGGAGACATATTTGATACCATGTTAGGTGCATACATCATACAAAGAGGACAAAAAGAACCTCTGAGTCTTGAATATCTAGCTGAAAGATACAAGTGTGATACACAGAAGATGGGTACACTAAAAGATTACTTTAATAAGGGTTATACAACCAGAGATATACCTCATGCAGAGTTATCACAGTATTTATCAGCAGATTTACATGCAACTATGGAATTATATAAGAAGTTAGACGACAAACTAACCCAAGAAGATAAAGGATTAGAATCTACTGTCAAACTTACTAACCAGATATGTATGCAGCTTGCACGTATA